GTGGTGGCGCGGGCGGCTCGCACAGCGCGACCCCGGCGAACGTCGCGGGCGGCGCGGGCGGCGCGAGTGGCAGCTACGCGGCCGGCGGTGGCGGCGCGGTTGGCACCGACGGCGCGAGCCCGACGGCAGGCACCGCGGGCGCGGCCGGCAACTCGACCAAGGGCGGCTCCGGTGGCGGCGGCGGCGGCACGAGCGTGACGGCCTCCACCAGCGGCGGCGCGGGCGGCGCGGGCGGGTCCGGTGGCGGCGGTGGTGGCGGTGGTGGCGCCGGCATGAACCCCGGCCTGGGCGGCGCGGGCGGTGTTGGCGGCGCGGGTCTGGTCTACGTCTACAGCTACTGAGGTAATCCGTGGCCCTGGGCCAATTCGATCCGACCCTGGTATCGGTCGGATGGTTCGACCCTACGGGCCAGCCGATCGGCTGGTTCGACCGTGAGCTGCTGGACGCGGTCGGCGGCGGGCCGACGGTCGTCACCGGAGCGATGGCCGCGCTGGCGCGCGCGCAGAGCGCGGGCGGCGCGCTGGTCGTCGAAGCCCAGGCCGGCACCTCCCAGGCTCGCGTGCAGGCCGTTGGCCTGGCGATCGCTGTCGAGCCGGCGTCAGCATCCAGCCAGGCTCGTTCGAACGCTTCAGCGGTCCCGGCATCGGTCGAGGGCGGCGTCGGGAAGAGTCAGGCCCGCGCCCAGGCGGCGGCCGGCGCGCTGACGACCGACAGCTCGGCAGGCAGCGCGCAGGCGCGCGCGCAAGCTGCGGCCGCCGGATCCGGCACCGAGAGCAGCGCCGGGTCCGCGCAGACGCGCACGCAAGCTGCCGGGGCAGGACTGCAGGTCGAGCCGGGCGCCGGGGCCGCGCAGGCCCGCGCCCAGAGTTCAGCCGCCGGCCGGTCGATGGAGGAGCGCGCAGGCGCCGCGCAGGCGCGCGCGCAGGCCGCTGGCGGCGCGCTCAGCCTGGAAGCGCAGACCGGGGCAGGACAGGCTCGCGCGCAGGCCGCCTCGCCAGCAGCCGCGCTCGAGGCTGGAGCCGGCGCGGCGCAGGCGCTGGCCGCCGCATGGGCGGACGGATCTGCGGTGTCGGCCGGCGGCGTCGTGGTGTCGGGCGATGGCGCGTCCAGCTCGCGCGCGCAGGCCGCGGCCACGGGTGTGGCGGTCGAGGCGGGCGCTTCGCGCGCGCAGACCCGCGCGCAGGCCCGTGCGCTGGCCGCCGTGATCGAGGCGGCCCTGGGCTCCGGGCGGGTGGTCACTGCGGCGTCGGCCTTCGCGATCGACGCAGGATCTGCGGGCGCGGCCGGCTCTCGCCAGCAGGCGCCGTTCATCGCCAACGTCGCGGGGATGATGCGGCGGTAGCCCTTGACGACCGACATCACGATGCTATAGTCCGGGTCGGGATACTCCGCGTATCCGACCAGAGGAATCAGCCAGGAACGCCGCGCCACAAGCGCGGCGTTTTTTTTTCGCCCGCAAATCCCCGTGCTCACACCCGAGGACTTCCAGAGCAAGACCTGGAAGCGACTGCGCTCGTCCCTGCAGGCCCGCCTGCAGGAGCTGCGCGAGTCCAACGACTCGCCCTCTGAGATGGCTCACACCGCTGCGATTCGAGGCTCGATCGCAGAGGTCAAACGAATCCTCGCCCTGGACGAACGCGCCAGCGCGAGGCCGGCCGTCAGCCCCGACGAACTCGTCGGCGCTGGCGATTCCCACCTGGACTTCTAAGTCCGAGACGAGCCCACCATGCAGACGCAAGACCAACTCTCCCCCGAGGAACAAGCCCAACAGATCTGGGACCAGCTCGACCGCGAGGAAGCGACCGGCGCGAAAGCGCCGACGCCCGAGGCGCGGACCCCCGAGCCGCAACGCCAGGAAGATCAGGCGAGCGAACCCGCTGCGACCGCGCCCGCGGAACATCACATTGCTGATGTCGCCGACGCCAACTCGCAGGCCGAGGTGAGCCCTGAGACCCAGGCGCTGCTCGATCGCATCGCAGGCCAAGAGGCGCAGATGCAGCAGCTCACGCAGCGGCTGCGTCAGGCAGAAGGTCACATCGGTGGCCTGAAGTCGCAACTCACCCAGGCCGCGGCTGCGGCGCAGCGAGTCACCGCCGCCGGCGGCGAAGCGCCCAGCGCCAAGCAGATCGTCGAAGCCCAGAAGTCCCCTGAGGCGATGAAGCGCCTGAAGGAGGACTACCCCGAGTTCGGCTCGTACATGGAGGAGGCGCTCAACGAGCGCCTGGCGGGAATCGAAGAGCGACTGCGCGGCGTCAGCACGCCGAGCACGCAGCCGCAGCCCGACCCCGCGCAGCGCCCGCTGACCGCCGCCGACATGGAGTCCATGCGGGAAGAGATCCGCCGCGAGATGCAGGTCGAAATGCATCACGAAGGCTGGAAGGACACGGTCAAGCAACCCGCCTTCCTCGGCTGGCTTCAGCGCCAGCAGCCGGAGGTTCAGATGCTCGCGGCGAGCGAAAGCCCGCGGGATGCGATCCGCCTGCTCGACCTCTACGGAGAGGCGCGCAGCACCACCCAACAACGCACCCAGCGGCTCAACTCCGCTGCCGCGATGCCCAACGGCCGACAGGCCCGAGGCCCGCGCCAGAAGTCTCTCGACGAGATGACGCCGGACGAGCTGTGGAAATACCTCGACGAAAAGGACGCTGCTGAAGCGGCGTCCGCAGCGAAAGGATTCTGAACATGCAGACCTACTCCCTCGTTCCCTCGCGGAACCTCATCATGGCCGAGCGCAAGATGCTCAAGCACGCCGAGCCGATCAAGGTGATCAGCTCGTTCGGCTCGCAGCAGCAAGTGCCGCAGAACAAGAGCGACACGGTGGTCTACCGCCGCGCGCTGCCGATCGACGCCGGCTCCAACGGCGCTCCGAGCGTCACCGCCAGCAACTACCTGCTGCAGGAAGGCGTGACGCCGGGCGCCCGCTCGATCGTCTACCAGGACGTGCAGGTCACGCTGCAGCAGTACGGCGTGCTGATGAAGATCACGTCCAAGTCCGAGTCGATGTACGAGGACGACATCCCCGGCGACATGCAAAAGCTCGTCGGCGAGCACATGGGCACGATCGAGGAACTGATCTCCTACGGCGTCGTCCGCGGCGGCACCAACGTCGTGTTCGCCAACGGCACGGCCCGCAACCAGGTCACGACCGCGATCTCGCTGCCCAAGCTGCGCCAGTGCGCCCGCACGCTCGAGAACGCGCACGCCTCGCGCGTGACCGAGAAGCTGGCGGCCGGCGTGAACTTCGGCACCTCGGCGGTGATGGCGGCCTTCCTGGTCTTCATCCACACCGACGTCGAAGCGGACGTGCGCAACCTGTCCGGCTTCACGCCGGTGGTCGAGTACGGCACGCAGCGCCCCGCGCACGAGCGTGAGATCGGTGCGGCCGAGCAGTTCCGCTTCATCACCTCGCCGTACTTCAAGCCGTTCCTGCAGGCGGGCGGCACGGTGACCGCGGGCGCCTTCCTGTCCAACGGGGGCGTCGTCGGCACCACCGCGGACGTGTACCCGCTGATGGTGATCGCGCAGGAGGCCTGGGGGCAAGTGGCGCTCAAGGGCATGTCGGCAATCCAGCCGATCTACCTGCCCGCCAAGCAGATCACCCACGCCAATCCGATGGGCCAGTTCGGCTACGTCGGCGCGAATTTCTGGAAGAACGCCGTCCGTCTCAACGAGAACTGGATGGTCCGTCTGGAAGTCGCGGCCAGCGGCCTGTGATGAACCTGCCGGGGGCTTCGGCCCCCGGCGCTGATGGAGCAAGCACATGGCATACCGCCAGACCCTGAACGGCTGCAGCAGCATCAGCAAGTTCGACGCCGCGAGCCTGTCTCGCGAGTTCGACTCGCTGCGCGCCGAACTGAACGACATCCGCACGAAGTTCGCGGCCACGCTCACCAAGCTCGACTCGGACGCCGGCGTCACCGACACGAACTACGGTTCGCTCGGCGCGCTGGCCACTGCCCAGTTCACCGCGACCTGACGTCACGGCGACCGGCATCGAAACCCATTCCTGAAAGGAACACGACCTCATGGACAACCTCGCACTCTCCCAAGGCGGCAACCTGGCGTTCTCGTCGGGCGCGCTGGCCAACGGCACCACGGCCGGCACCGTCAAGACGACCGCCACGATCACCTACGTGATCAACGGCGCGTTCAAGTCCAAGGGCGCCACCGACAACCTGTCGATCGCGTACGTCGGTCCGACCGTCTACGGCACCCCGGCCGACGGCTCGTTCACCGGCCAGGTGGGCGGCAGCACGCGCCTGTACGGCCTGTACCTGGACAGCGCCGGCGCGCTGTCGATGGTGCCCGGTCCGATCTGCAACTCGACGGATCTGGCCGCCGGCGCGTGCGCGCTGATGTTCCCCGCCATGCAGAAGGACAAGTGCTTCATCGGCTACCTGCGCATCGCGGTGACGTCCGGCACGACCTTCATCCCCGGCACCACCGCGCTCGGCGCGGCCGGTGTCACCGCCACCTACGACAACTGCAGCTCGGTCCCCGCCGAGCCGCTGCGCTCGTAAGAGCAAGGCTCCGGGAAACCGGTGCCTGACCTGACCGGCCGCCTCGCGCGGCCGGTCATCCATCACCACAAAGAGACGAGATCATGGGCAGCAACAGCCGCGTCAACGCGTACGAGCAGAACAGGACGGTCGACTCCGAGAACGTCCCCATCGAAGGTGGCACCACCACGACGAGCCTCGACGACACCCTGGCGGGCAGGAAC